CTTGAGCTTACTTGCGGCATATTATTTATCGAATTTATCCATGTGAATGTAATTATTTACGATGGTGGAAGGATTGAGATTCGTGCCAAACTCTTCGTTAAAGTCGCGCACTTTGTCCCTCATGTTTTCCAGCCATTCAGACTCGGATAACTCACTGTTATCGAAGTCCTCAAGATATTTGTAAACGTCCATTATTCAAGTTCTTTAGCCTTCTCAACAATTTTCTCCCATTGCTTCAAGGTAGCCCGGCAGGTGGCTATCAATACCTTTTGATTAGTTACTGCATCTTCGTGGATTCGCTGCATATCTTTGAGCGATTCGATAGAGTCGGCTAGGTTGTCTTGTGCGTCTTTTAGTTTTTCTTCGAGGTTCATTATTTTAAGAGTTTAAGTAGTGAAAGTTTCTCTTTTATTGCTGATTCTAATTTAAGGATTATCCTGTCAATGTCTTCTGGAATAACCTTGATTTCGATGTGAGAAATCTTGTGTTTCTCTTCAATCATCCGGTGGTCGTAGGTGACAAAATCGCAAAGGTCAGTATCAGTGAAAAGCATATTAGCCATGCACTGCCAGTAGTATTCCGGGAATTCTCTTTTCAAATCCCATTGGTCGGTAAGCATCAGATAATTTATCTGATTTGCTGATAACCAAGAAGCAAAAAATCAAGATTATTGAAGGGGCATTTAAACTCCACTAACCTGGATTCGCCTTTGATCTTTCTGTCAGGCGACCCCCCTGCGTGATCGCCCCACGGAACGAAAGAAAGTATTTCGTATTCTAAGCCTGTCCTTTTCGCCCATTCTTCTGCCGCATAGGGTTCCATCGCGTCCCCGTGTGCAGTGGCATGACTGAAAATTTCGCCTACAGATTGACCCGTTAAAGTCTCAGCAACCTTTGTGCGGATGTATGTTTCAGTAGTCTTTGAAAGGCATGAAGGGTCTTCGATAAACTTCGACTTACTTCCCTTACCCGTCTTTGGTCTGGCCTTTAATTCAGCAGGATTCATTTCCCTTGTGCCCGATTCCATAAGTTTCCATATCTCTGAACTCGTGAACCGACCGGCACGAATATCTATCCAGTTCTGAGAACCTTGCTCGCTGGCTTGTGCTAGTGCTTCGTCGAATGCATCTCTCATTGTCCTAGCTGTTTATTTGGTATCGCACCAGTTAACATTTCTTTTTGGACATCAGTGAGTAGGAAATTAGCCTCCGCTAACGCTATGGTTTCGATTTGGCCGGACTCCACACGCTTGATCGCATCTAACAGTGCTTTATCTGAAAGTGGCTTTAAAGACGGTTTAAATGAGTCTACAGCCTTCCTGTTTATATCCCTGCCGAATATCTTTCCAAGCGACTGAGCGGCATTCTTTAGTATCTCCGCTTTGAGTTTCGGATAAGTGAGGTCGAGGGCGTTTTTTTTCTTGGTAGTGTTGAAGTCCTGAATAGCTGAATTAGCGTCCTGAGTGATAACAACGGCCCCAAAACCAGCCCGTTTCAATGGGCGATTCGTGATCGGGTGCCATACGGTTAAAATAGCGTGACCAACCACCTCGTTAAAAATCTGCTGTGTTACAGGTTCGGATAATTCCCACTGTCCAAAAAATAACTCATCAAGGGTCATCTCTACAAACGAGATCGGCAGGAATGATGCACGCTTGTCTGGGGTTTGCTCAAATTCGCGCGGGTCTGGTTCTGTGTTTAACTTCCTGGAAAAGTCCTGCATGAGGATTTTAAGTTTTTCCAAGTCTTCGTATTTCTCCATAGTTGTTTAGTTAATCGTTAAATTTTCACAAGTTCCAATGTTTTCGACTCTGATAGAATCTTGTAGACTTCTGAAAGTCCTATTTGGTCAATTATTTCTTGAGGCACTTCGATTTCGAAGGATTGTTCAGGCATATCCTTTCGCTCTTCTGGCGTTAACGAATCAAATTCAAACATAAAATTCCTCATTTTTTCTGGAGTTTTTATGTACGCCCCGGGCGCAAAACTTATAGTGCTAATGCCAGCCCATGCTTTAGGGAAAACATCCTTTAAAGCAAGCGCAAAAGCACAGTTTGTTGTTACCTCATTGTCCATTTTACACATTGCACTTCTTCTCAAAACATCCTTCGTTACTTTGATTAAAATTTTCATTGTTAGTTGGTTTTAAATTTTCACAATTTCAGATGTTTGAATAAGGAAAGAAGTAGGCAGTTCGTCATACTCATTCTTATCCGACGGCCTTTCCTCAATCTTCATATCAGCAATCATCTTTGAAAGCTCAATATTCCAGAATTCTCCGGTAACTACCTTTTCGGTATCGTGTTCTAAAGCGGCCTGTACTCTTGCAGATAGTACAAGGTCGCGAAGGGTTTCAAGTTGGATGCGTGAGTAGTTCATGGCTATTTTGATTTAAGTTTTTTAAGGACACGACGAAGATGGGCGCGGCGTTTGTTGTCGCCTTCTTTATTCATTGGGTACCAATACAAGCCAAATGCCCCGAACTCACCAGTTGTTTTGGTTTTCAGGATACCCAATTCAAAAATAGCTTGTTTGACAAAGCCAGAATCAATATTCATTGATCTTTTTATTGCACTACAAATCCCAGCACAATTCGGATCAATAGTATTTATCAAAGGAATCGCTCCTTCAATAATCTTGATTTTTTGCTTCTTGGTTAGTTTCATGGCTATTTGGGGTTAATCGTTTCGGCTTTGAGGATTAAACTTGACAACTTGTTGAGCATCGGTATCGGCAGGTCTTTTGAGTTT